TCTGATCTGTAAAATCTAATACTTCTGGTTCAACAGTATCTGTTTTTAATGCTTTATTTAGTCTTCGTTTTGCTTGATCTGCTTTGATTCTAGTTTGCTTTTCTGTGTTTTTGAGGTCTTCAATCTTTCGCTGTCTGGGAGATAATAAACGTCTGCGAGACTTTCTCCGATCTTCCAACTCCTCTTTAGTCCATGCCAACTTGTGTAACCTAGTAGCAGACAATTTTCTACCAGTTTCATTTTCTAACCACGATGCTACTTTCCTAACCGAATGACCCCCTTCACGGATTTGTACAATCGCACTATCGAGTCGTTCAAACGCTTCAAGATCTGGAATATACCATCCTGAACCTTTTGTATCCACAGTGTGATCGTAACCCCAAGGCTTTCTGCCCACTGCTTTAACTTTTGTACGTGTTGCATTATCCCTCCGTTTGGTCATTGTCTTCCTCAAGAGGTGGTAGTATTACTACAGCAGAAGTAGCACCTTTATGTTCTATCTTCTCTGTCTTAACAATACCTGCTCTATCTAGAATTTCTTTTGCTGCTGCAAGTCTCTCACGATTACCTAGTGCGCTAGGATCATCAAGAACGCCAGACATAGACAGCACCGCTTTAGGTGCATTAGCAGCCAGCATATTCTCTGCACGTTCTATAATTTCTGATTTAAGTGTACGTATAAGTCTAGCAGGATACTCTGTTGATGCATACCCTGCAATATTCATAGCTTGGCGAAAGTTACCATTAGCCTCGCCAAACAATGCATTTAAGAATGTCTCCTGTTGTTCAGTCATCAGTAACCTTTCTTATACATTCCACCTCGTTTAGTGAAGCCACCTTCTCTAGCACCATATCGTTTTTTTAGTGTACTTCCACCACTACGGAAGTTAGCACGATCTGTATCCATACCTTCATCAGTAGAATCTACAGTAATTTTACCAAGTGGTGTATCATATTCTCTTTTGCCTTGAATAAGCAGTTGTTCTTTTACAGACTCTGCTCTACCTTTAGGTTTATTAAGTTGGCTTTGTTGTCTTCTAGTTTCACCTTTTAACTCATTTACTATTTTTTCACCAATACCTTGTTTTCTTTTACTACCTGCGCTTGACCCTATTTCAGATCCTGCTTTAGGTTTTGCTTTAGGTTTTTCTTTTTTGGTGTTAGATATTTTATCGCCAATATCTTTAAATTGTTTAGGTCTAGCAGTTCTACTTGCATCACTTTGACGATTAGTAAGTCTTTTAGCGTTAAATCTTTTTATATCATCTTTTATTCCAGACATGCCTTTATCTGTAGCTGAAGAATCTTTTGTTAGTTTTTCTTTAACAGCTTTTTTTATTTCTGGTGCAGACAAATCTGCCATGTTTTTTGATTCTGCTAATCTTTTTATTCTAGCTCTTTGAGCATCATAATTAAAGTCAAATTTCTTTTTCTTATTTCTTTTTTTTGAAAGATTTTTAAACCATGATGTTAAATCATTAACTAATTTTTCTGAAGCTAAAGCACCTTTGTTTTTAGTTTCTGCCATTTAATTATCCTTTCTTGAGTTCCATAAGTCAAATAGACTCTTTACCTTTTCCTTGAGGACAATAATATCCCCATGCATTTTTGCAAGGACAATTACAAGCGTTACAAAACCAAATGCAATAGGCCAAGCCGATACTATAACATCAAAAGCACTCTCCATAAAAACCCCCAATAACTTTATGACCTCTAAGACACCACACTGTCTCCCCCACCAACTACGGTCATCTACCCACTCTATCTAAAACTTCTTACTTTCCTAGATATATTTTTTGGCTGTTTGACATACTGCTTACCAGCCTTTTTACCTTTTCGTTTTGCCCTAGAAGTTGCAGCATACTCAGCAGAACTTAATGACTTTATTGCTGCTGATGGTAAATATCTCTCACCTGTAGCTTTCGGGCCTTGTGTAGAGGGTTTTCCAGATTTAGTTCTCCATTTCTGCTTTGTCCAGTTTTTAAGACTTTGCTGAGATTTTTTTAGCGCCATGTTGTCTCTTCAAACTTTCTTTAGCTTTTTTGGCTATCCTAGCCTGTTCAGGTTTACCACCATACTTACTACGCTGTTCTAGTACAGTTAGTATTTGTATCTTCCTAGCGTAGGGTTTACTTATCCTTTTTACTTTAGCAACCGTTGCTCTAGCATCAGCAGGAGTAGCATACTTTATACTAACGGTATCTTTTGGATTCTCATCAGTATATAGTCTTCTGCCACTTCCTTTTGGCTTTTTACCAGTGCCTACTTTAGGATCTTTTCTTTTTCTTGGCACTTTTTCCGTAACCTTTCTTTTGATCCTTTAGTATTTTATTTAAAGTCTTGGCTTGACCTGCATGAGTCTTCGATGCTTTTCTCAAGCCTTTAACTATTTTAGTCAATGGTTTAGTATAGTGTGGCATTATGATTTATATCCTCCACCAGCTTTTTTATAAGCAGATGCCAGCATTTGAGCTTTTCTCGCTGACCATTGACCAGGCGCTCCTCCTTTTCCACCAGCTTTAATACGATTAAATATTCTTTTACGCATGGCTGGCTTCGTGTAGTTACCTGCTTTATTTACGGTGCTTTTGCTTTTTTTCTTTTTTGCTGCCATTGGAATACAAATTATTAAATGTGGTAACAGGATCTAAGTAGGACTCATGCCCTTCTGCTGAGTGTATCCACTGTGAAGGAGCAAAGTCAGGAGCGCCCTCTCCAGTTCTCCACAAAGCAGGACTTGTAGCTCTAACTCTATTATTAGGTAATGCTACAAAGTTACCTGTCCAGCTACCTGCGTCAGTCAAGTATAACACATGAGACTGCTTATGTTGTGCAGGATCATCTGCTATATCATTGCCTGTATAATCTACAGTAAATAAATATTTACCTGTATAAAACTCGCCATCAATCTTACATATCCAAGGTGATGAGCTAACCCTGTCCATTGTTATTACACTATGATCTCTTGCTTCACAATCCCAAGGCTGACATAAATGATCTAGCATTGGTTCAGGCCAATCCTCTAGAGGTATGTCAGCTACTAATGCTTCGATTGGCATCCTAGCCCACATAGCCCCACCATGAACATTCTCATCGGGACCATCCTCTAAATCTATTTCACAACCTGTAAAGACTACTTGAAAACTTAATGACCTATCTGGTATTGTGTTAACTGCAAAAGCGACTGCATGAAGAAACTCACCGTGATAGTTAGTATGATTACTAGTGAACTCCCTCCGTACCCAACAATTAAAATGGGGTACATTACTAATAAGATAAGACATTACTTACGGCGAACTGGTCCACCTCTAGACATCTTCTTGGCTTTCATAGCGCCACCTCTTGCCATCTTCTTAGTCTTCTTCATAGCACCACCTTTATTCATTTTTTTAGTTTTCTTCATAGCGCCGCCATACATCATTTTTTTCTTAGTACCGTTCTTGGTTTTCTTCATAGCCATTTAAGCAACTCCTTTTTTCTTTTTAAGTAGTGAAAAGTCAGCTTTGCTAATCTTACCATCTTTATTAGCATCTAACTTAGTCTGGTTTCCTACCAGTTTCTGTGGCTTCTGACCAGTGAAGCCCCCATCTCTCATACCATACTTTCTATTCATTGTCAACCCTTATCTTTAAATATATGTGATTTATCAAATGGATTGTAATGACATTCACAATCACACGTTGTAGGATCACAGTCATTCTCTATGCACTTGTCACATCTAGTTTCATCAACTGTCATCACTCATCCTCACAAACACATAGTCTAGGCTGATCTATATCACAAGAACACCAGACTTCTTCTTGCAGTTTAGTATCACCACTATCTTTAGGTAAGGTACACTCTACTGTATTTCCACCTGTACTCTTTACATCTACGATAATCACTGCGTAATCCCTTTGTGTATAGTATCTTCTATAGTAACCCATCTACCACTTCACTTTATGGCTCCAGTATCTAGCCGATAATTTATCAGGAGAGCTATCTTGAGCATTATGTCTAGCATAATACGACTTCTTCCTGGCTTTATCTTTCTTAGATTTAGGGTTTTTACCTGCTCCACGCACTCCTTGTTGACCAAACCTTATTAATTTAATCTTATCACCCTTCTTAGCCAGTACAGCATGACTCTTTTTAGGGTGTTTAGGTGTACGTTTAGGTTTATTATAACCAGAAAACTTCTCACCCCTATATACAACCACGACATCTCTCCATAAAAATAAGGGAGCTACCTACTGTACTTTGAAAAACTCCCTTAAATACGCCTATTTTCGCTGCAATCACCACCAGAAACAGTTTACCTAGCCATCACAGACTCCTCAAAGAAAGGATACCTAGTCACAGTAGGTATTATGTTACGGATTATATCACATTTTAGGTAAATTGTCAAGAAAAAAAATAGTATTTACATAAAATTACAGCTAGTTTACGCCTTAATGGGTATTAGTTACAATTTTATATAAATACTATGTTTACAAACTACATATCTATTGCTAATATTTTAGAATAAATAGTGAATTTAGTATAAATTAGAGTACCCCCGTTGCATATTTAATAAGATACTTCGTTTTGGATCTCCGTATCCAATTAAAGATACAGGATCTTATCATATTTTTAGCTGTTTGTCAACCCCTAAATGCAATTATTCGTAATTTTTTTTATAATACCTTGTTTACATTTAATTTTTGCTAATTTTTCATAACCACATATACGTATACCAGCCAGGGGGCAGTGGCGATTGCGACCCCTCTAAAATATTGCTGAATAACGCTAAGTCTCCCCAGATCAACTAGGAAAAATTAGATATTTTTAAACAATATGTGTCTCTCAAAATCTATTTAGAGATCATTAGGAATAATATGGCACTTTCTAGGGTATATCCCCCCAAATCAGAGCAGGA